TCTCAATCCTGAGTTTATATTAACATAGGAGTAATCAATTATGTTGACATTAAATACTGAGCCTGCATGGAAGCACAGCCTTAACGGGTCTGCCTTGCGAAGCCTCACTACTAACAATAGACGTATACTTACAGGTAGCGAAGAGGTGGTGGTGACACCATTCCTCGAAGAGCTCGACGATGCCAAGGCTATTAGCGAAATAGAAAGCATTCTGTCTAAAGTTACGCTTACAGACAAATTGAGGGCGATAGAGTCGTCAAACCGTGATAAGATAGGTCCTAGGAGTATAGCTATTCCATGGTCTACACGAAAGGCGTCTCTGGAAGCTTACTTCAAGCACGAGCCGATCAACCTTGGTGAGGATTTTCATGATGAACCTCGTAGGATGGGATTACGCCCCATTTCCTTAGAGACATCAGGTACTCACATAATTAAAACTAGTTCCTCTGGTTTACCTGAACTGACACGCAAAGGTAGTCTATTACCGATAGATTCTGAGCGTATAGACAGGGAATATGGCGAGTACCCGGCGATGTTGTATACACGTACTGCTGAGGGAGGGAAAACCAGAAATGTATGGGGTTACCCTTTCGCTGATACAGTACGAGAGTTACAATTCTTCGCGCCGTGGTTACCAATCGAAAAGGCATTACCGTACCGTGCAGCACTTAAAGGAGCATTTTATGTTGACGAAGATCTTACAAAAATTGTTAGACGGCCTCACACCCGAGAAGATACGAAAATTGTGTGTGTGGATTTCTCAGCTTATGACGCGACTGTTGCCCCGATACGGTCAATGGACGCCTTTCGTTATATCAGCAGCTACTATCAGCCTCGTTTTCGCGATGCTTTACATGATATTGCTGTTCGATTCATCACTGTACCGATCACTACCCCTGATGGAGATTTTATGGGTATTCATGGAGTCCCTTCCGGATCCACTTTTACAAACACCATAGACTCACTCGTGCAGGCACGAATCACTATAAACTCTGGACTGATAGATAGACACTCCTATCAAGTACAGGGCGACGATGGTGTATATGTGATTGACGAAGATAAGCTTGACCGCTTCTACGGTACGTTGAAGGAAGCGGGTTTAGTACTAAATGAAGACAAGTCGTACGTCTCGTCCGAAGACGCTGTCTATCTGCAGAGGTACTATCATCCTATGTATTCGAGCGCTGATTCTAGATCCCAACTAGGTGGAGTTTACTCTCTATTTAGAGCTTTTAATAGAATTAAGTACTTGGACAGGTTTTACAATTTAACTAAAGCAGATATTAACGCAAGTGACTATTTTGCTTTACGAACCATAATGATATTAGAGAACTGTAAACACCATCCTGGTTTTGTTGAATTTGTAAAATATATTGCTGGACTTGATCGTGATAAGCTTAGTTATGATCAAGAATCTCTCATGGCATTCTCTAAGATGTATGAGAGTAAGGTTAAAGCAAACGTCATGTCACCCATAACTACTGGAGGTCTCGAAAGCTTTCACACGTTAAGGGTGATAACTGGTATGAAATAAGTTAACCTGTATCATAGAGTGTCA